ATGACTGAATCACAATCAACTGAAGTTCAAAACTCAAACGCTTATTCTGCGTTTATTCCACAAATCTGGAGTCAAAAATTAAACACCATGCTTGAAAAAAATTGCGTCATGATGCAATGCGTTAACCGCAATTACGAAGGCGAAATTAAAAATCAAGGTGACAAGGTTAAAATTATCACGCCTGCTGACGTTACAATCTCAACAGTCGGCTCTGAAAACATTTCTTACAGCGAATTGTCACCAACCTCTCAAGATTTAACAATCGACCAAAAGAAATATTTTGCCTTCAAAATTAACGATGTAGCGCAAGCTCAAGCAAACCAAAGTATTATGGAAGCTCATTTAACAAATGCAAAAAAAGCAATTGAAGAAGTTCAAGATTCTTACCTTTTAGGTATGCACACAAACGTTGATGCAGATAACACCGTAGGTTCAGAAGATACGGCTGTAACTTTAGACAAGACAACAATCTACGCAAAATTTGTTGAATTAGCCTTAAAACTTAAAAACGCAAACGCTTTAACTGGCGACAAAAAGCCTTGGGTTGTAATCAATCCCACAATCGAATCGTACTTGTTACAAAGCACCGAATTCATTGGCGCACATAACGTTGCTGATGAAACATTAAGACAAGGTTCTATCGGTAGAATTGCAGGTATGGATGTTTTGGTCAGCACAAACTTAACTTCAACATCAGGTCTATTCTATGTTTTAGCTGGCACAAACGATGCAATAACTTTTGCATCTCAACTTTCAAAAGTCGAATCTCTACGAGACAAAGATTCTTTTGCTGACCTTGTTAGAGGCTTATACCTTTACGGTGCAAAAACAGTTCAGCCAAAGGCTTTAGCAAAAATGGTTGTGGCTGATCCAAATGCAAAAACTCAAGATGAAAACACTAATACTCCTTAATTTATACGGTAAACACTATTTTGCGCAAAGAGCTTTGCTCTTTGCGCCTTTTTATGAGGTAAAAAACAATGTTTGAAAATTTAAAAGATACAATATCAGATTTAGCCTATGGGGCTGTAAGTTATGCAGAGAACGCATTAAAGACAAGTTCTGGACAAACAAAAAAACGTACGGCAATTGAATTTGTAATTACTAGAATTCCTGTACCTATTCCATTTAAGCCAATTGTAGCAATGCTTTTGGCTACATTTATTGATGAAGCTATTGAAAAAGCTGTTAAATACATGAACCAAGTTAAAAATGAGGATTAAAAAATGTCAGAAAACCAACAAGAAACAACATCTCAAGCCGAGCAACAAGCAGAAAAACAAGAAATTCAAAGTAAATTTGAAGATAAACTTGGCTTAAATTCAGAAAAAACAACGCAAAAATCGCTAATTCCGGAGGAATTTAAAAAGGATTTGAACAACCTTCAAATCGTTTTAAATTCAGGTTTAATCAACCCGCTACAAGGTCAAAATTTATTGAACCATATAATTCAAGAGGCGTTAAAAATGAATGTACAAAACACGCAGGAAGATTTAACCACTCAAATTAGCGATAAAAACACTGTTTTTGAAGAATTTGCAAAGAAAAATCCAAATTTTTTCAATATTGGCGGACGAAGTGAAATTCTAAATTACTTAAAATCCGACAATATTTCTGTTGACAAAGATGAACTTTCTAAAATTTCTAAAATTGTTGAAGCTGTTGAAGCCTCTGCCATTGAAAGATATTTGCAGAAAGTAGCGCACGAACAAAATCTTGAAAAGGCTAATTTACAAGCTAAACAAAAACTTCAAGCTAATGCACAAAATACAAAGAGCGAATGTAAAAACTTTTCACCGTTTACTCGTGAGCAAATCGGCAAAATGACAAGTGCTGAATACCTTAAAAACGAACCATTAATTATGGAGCAATTAAAAAAAGGGTTAATAAAATAGCACTTTTAATCCTAGTCCCCACCCTTCCGCACCCTTTGGGTGCGGGTTAGGGGGTATACATAAAAACAATAACAAGGAGAACAGATGAATTATCTTGAAATAATTAACAAGTGTCTAATGGAATTGAACTATAAAAAAGTCCGAACTTTTGACGAACTTATAAAAAACGACCATACAAAAATTAAAAATATTCTAAACATCATTAATTCAGAAATTTGCACGTTTGACAATTGGAATTTTTTATTACGTAAGAAAATTTTAAAACTACCTAAAGGTGCAACAGAAATTTTAAATACTGTCAATGGAAAAATTAACACACTTTCTATTGATGGGGAAAAATATGTTTACACGCAGGATTTTGAAGCTTTTGTCCTAAACAAAGCGCCAAAAGGCGTTTATAGTGTACTAAACGATATGTTATTATTGCCTAAATTCAATGAAGACAAAAAACTCGACATAATTTATTACACAAACGATTTTGTAAAAAGTGCTGACGGTACTGAAAAAATGAGGCTAGAAAAGGAAGACGACATCTCACAAATTCCTGACCCTTTTGCTGAACCGCTTTTAGTCTATGGAACTTGTATGAGAATGAAGGCTAATCCAAGTTACAGCAAGTTTTCATATTGGCTTGGCATGTACAAGGATAACATCGCAAATATGCGTTCTAAACTATGTACAGACATTCAACAAAGTCCAAGCATAACGCTAGAGCGTTTTTAAACAAAAAAAAATAGGCGGAAATGAAATTCTACCTATTAATAAGATTTTACACTAGCCGAAATATAAATAGCATAACTATAATACGGTATGTTTCATGTTTCGGGCAAATATATTAAGAGTTCTTAACATTATGGAAATATTAACACAACTACAAAAAAAATTCGTAAAAGAATACTTGCAATGCTTAGATGGTGAATTAGCCGCACAAAGAGCGGGGTACAAGGAAAATAACTTGAAACACACTGCGGAACGATTACTGGAAAACGAACAAGTAATCGGATATATCAACAGGTTAATTAATTCACAGCTAAGAATTTTGCAAGTACCAAAATGCTACGTTATCAAAAAATTATTAAAAATTGCTGAATTTTCACTTGAAGAAGAAGACATCTTAGACAAAGAAGGTTCTCCAACGGGTAAAAAGAAACTGCGAGATAGTGCATCTGCCCTAAAAGCCTTAGATGCTCTTTGTAAATACTTATGGAGCAAAGAGGACAAGTCTAAACTTGAAGCAAAAATTATTACAATCAGCAATCTCGACGACAAAAAAATATAAGGAGAAAATATGGAACGCAAAAAACAAATTATTGAATCTGCCTTACTTTCAGGCAAAAGCATTGATGAATTAATCAAAATTAAAATGAAGGAAGAAATTAAAAACACTTTTGAAAAAGTGAACAAAGCGCCACAAAAGATTAGAATTTATGACATCAAGGAAATTCCGTCAAAAATTCTGTTCAGTAAAAACACAGTTTTTAAAAAGTTTAACAAAGAAAACAACACAATGAGCTACATCAACGGACTTCAAGCCGAAGGAATGTTAGGTTTAGACGATACATCAAGAAAAAAACTTCTATCTGGAGAGACAGAAGTCTTTTCTACTGAAAATTCTTTTATAAAATTTGAATACTCGGAAATCTTAAAAAACTAAAAATAGCGGAATAACCTCCATTAGCAACAAGATAAAGAATATCAAGAAGGCAACAATTGCAAAAGCCTTTTGCATATCTGAGAACAAGAACATTTTTTTATTTTTTCTAAAATCTCTAATTGCCTTGTATTCCATATTATAAGGTTGCATTGGAAGTTGTTTTTCTATTTCTTCAAGAACTTTTGAAAATTTGATTTTAATCAAGCAGTTGTAAGAGTCCATATTCAACCACCACAATGCACAAGAGATAATACCCGCAAGTGCAAAAATTGTAGGTGCTGTAAATTTACCAAAAGCCATTCCTTTAGACAAAAAAGTTAATAAAAACATAGCCAAAACGATAACCATATAAAACTTGTTTGTCATAAATGAACGATCAATAAACTTCTCTTTTTGCTCTGAATATAGCCTATATTGCTCAAAAATCAAATCTTCACGGTTCATAAATTTCTCCTTTTTTATAAAAGCTATTTTATTAATTATAAGGTTAAAAGTCAAGACATGATTAAATTTAAAAAAGTCAAAATTGATAGGCAAAATAAACGATTTCTAAATATTCAATATTTAGAAAATATTTACAACCTAATAAAAAAATACGACAACTACCTAAACGACGACTACTCACATACAACGGACTTGTTTGAAGAGGTTATAAGTCTTATAACTCGGACAAGTCCTTTCTTTTGGGTAATCCTTAAAAACGAAGAATTTGCAGGAGTTGTTTATTTAGAAAATATTATTGGCAATGATAAACATCTTCACTCAGCAGAAGTTGTAACCGCCTTTGAACGCAAATTTTGGGGAAAAGACACCAAAATTTGCGCAAAAAAATTCGTTATGTATTGCTTCAAAAAATTAAAACTAAAAAAGCTAAAGGCATTAGTTTTTAAAGAAAATTTCAGAACAGAAAGTATATTAAAGGCTTGCGGAATGACTTTTGAAGCACTATTGAAAGCCGAAACACTTAAAAATAACAAATTACAAGATATAAAAATTTATTCAATCATAAGAGGTAAACGAAATGAACACAATTAAAAATGAACAAAATCAAGACGAAAATTTATATTTAGTCTCAAAAATTACACAGAAATACGATGAAATGGAAGACGCTCGTCGAGGTCAATTAACAGATATTCGCACAATCAGAAATGCTATTTATTCAAACAATATTCCGACCGTAAACGAATGGAATACAAAAATTCAATTGCCTGAAATTTACGAACTTGCGCAAACTCTAAAGGCTCACATCAGCGAGAATCTTTATTCTCACCCTGAATCTATGTTTGACGTTTCTGGTAAAAATCCGCAGACACAAATGCTTGCAAATCGTCAAAAAGCTATGCTTGTAAACACTTTTGAGGAGATGAATTTGGAAGAAGAAATCGAAAAAATGATTGATTCAATTGTCGAAACTGGCGAAAGCACTCTCTTTGTCGGTTGGCAAACAAAAACAAAAGTTGTAAGACGCCCTCAAACAATTGAAGAACAATTACTAAACCCAGAATACACAGGATTTGTTATTGAAGAACAAACTCTTTACGACAACGCAAAAGTAAAATTCATAAAACCAGAAGATTTCGTTTTCGACAAAAATAACTACGATAATTGGGATAATTGCGCAAAAATTTATAGAACTTATTCTACAATCCACGACATCATTTCAGATAAAGCAAACAATTTGCTTACCGATGAAAAGATTGAGAATTTAAAAATGCTTATCAACAACAAAAAATCTAAAAACGCTTCTGCAGACAAGGCAGTAGACGATAACAAGTGCGAAATTTTAGAATATTGGGGTGATATAGAGCTTGATACAGGCGAAATTCTTAAAAACCAATTAATCGTTGTTGCCGGTAGAAAAGAAATTATTAGAATGGAGGACAATCCGTTTGTAATCAACCCTTTTGTGTATGCGAATATCATAAAAAATCCAGAAACAGAAAGAGGAATTTCACCTCTTAAAGTTGCAATTATTTTGAACAACATTTCTTCAACTATCTTAAACAAACAACTTGATGCGCTTTCTTTAATGATGAATCCGCCTTATTTAGCCCCAAAAGGGTGCTTTAAAGGAGAACAAATTGTTCGACCAGGAAAAATCATTGAATACGATTCTGCCTTAATGCCACAAGCTCCGACACCATTGAATTTTGATAATGCATTACACGGTTGGGATTTCTTAAATTATTTTAAAAACACAACCGAAAGTGCAACAGGCATTTTTAAAAATATGGCGGGAAATTTACAAAACGAAGCTCGTACGGCAACAGAATTAACTTATACAGTAACAGGTCAAACTGCCCGTTTGAATATGATGCTTGATGCAATCAACAGAAAATTGATTGTGCCAATGATTGAAAAAACGGCTGAAATTATTGCAAATTTCAAATTTGGTAAGGAATTAATTTGCATAAACGAACATGGAATTCAAAAATTTATGGAGATTGATGATACAGTCAGAAGCGCAAATTACATTTACCGATATGGCGACAGAAAAGCAACACTAGAGCGAAAAACACGTTCTAAAGAATTGTTTGATGTAGTAAAATCCTTCGCTGAAGTTCCAACTGTAAACGAGCAAATTAATTGGATTGAATGTTTCAAATTTGCACTAGAACAGTACGGAATTGAAAACGCAAGTCATTTTTTGATTGGAACTGACGAGCAAATTAAATAACAAAAGTTAAAAAAGGAAATTATGGAAAAACGAGAAATTACATACAATTTATTAAAGGCACAAAGGGAGTTTTTAGAAATTCCTCACGATTACAACATCGACGTTGCCTGTTATCAAGGTGGCTACGGTAGCGGAAAAACCTTCTGTGGCTCATTACTTGGAATTTTATTATGCTTAAAGTTTGCAGGAATTCGTGGGCTTGTAGGAGCTAAAACTTACACGCTTGTTAGAGATACAACCCTTAAAACTTATTTTGAGCATTTAGATAATATGGGGTTCATAGAGGGCAAAGACTACGAATGGTCTGCAAGTTTACAACAGCTAAAGTTTAAAAACAAGTCTGAAATACTTTTCAGACATTTTGACGATCCAAATAGTTTAAAATCCTTAAATTTAGGTTTTGTCGAAATTGAAGAAATGTCCGATATTCCATACGACACCTTTAAAATGCTTTTAGCACGTATGCGTCAAAAAGTTAAACCAACTTGGGAGAACTTTACTTACAGAATTTTTGGACATACAAACCCTGAAATGGAGCGTGGGTGGGTTTATAAAACCTTTCACGAAAATGCAATGCCAAATTACAGGCTAATTATTGCGCCAACTACAGAAAATATTTATCTTCCAGAAGGTTTTTGTGAGGAATTAAAAAAACTCTATGACGAAGATTATTACAGGATTTGCGTACTTGCAGAAAATGGACATTACAATTCAGGTTTAGTCATCAAAGATTTTACTGACAAAAATATTATTGACATAAAATACCAGCCGGAACTTGACTTATACCTAACTTGTGACTTCAATGTTGATCCTATGTGTTGGGAAATTGCCCACAAAACTGACGACAAGGTTTTCTTCTTTGACGAAATTGCAATGGAGAACACGACCACCTCAAAGGCTTGTGACGAGGTCTTTAGGAGATATCCTAACCACAAAGGGAAACTTATCATAAACGGTGACGCTTCTGGTGATAACCGAAGTTGCACAAGTGAATACACCAATTACGTAATTATGAAAAAGAAATTTTTAAACTACGGATTTGATGTAGATATTAGGTTGAAACCTTTTAATCCGCCAATCAAAAACCGTATAATGGCATTTAATAGCAAGATTCACAGGGCTGACGGTCAAATTGGCTTATTCATTAGTTCTAAATGCGAAAAATTGTTATACAACATTTACAATCTTAAGTACAAAGAAGGTTCTTCACGCATTGATTTGCCAACCTATCAACAAATAAAACAATCTAAGGAAAAAAAATTTTTAATGCACCCTTTAGATGCAGCATCTTATCTTGTTGATTACTATTGGCCAATAAGGTTGTAACTAACAGAAAGGAAAAGCATGCACAATATTCTTCAATATTCACCTATAATCATCGTTGTTGTCATGTACTTAATACAACAAAGAATAGTTGTTACACCTGAACAATTAGAAAAAAAACATCGAGAAATTTTAGATGATGTAGAAAATAAATTTGCAACTCTTAATTCTGTCAAAGATTTAAAAGAGCAAATGGGCGATATGAAAGAAAAAATCGACAGAATTTATGAATGTATCATTGCGGTAAAATAAGTCAAAATTTGAGATTTTTTATTTTTTCAAATTATACTTTTGCCCGACAACTTTCAAACTATACATTCGGGGTATTTCAAAATAACCCGAAATAGCTTAATATATCAGTGTAAAAGAGAACTAAAAATTATCCCGTTTAAATAAGAAGAGTTGAGTTTCAACTCTTTTTCTTTATGAATATCTGTCCAAAAGAAGTAAAACAGGCGCAAAGTGCAAATGCACTTTGCGCCTGTTTGTCATGCAAAATATTTTGTTAAGAATTTTTCACATTTATAAAAATTTAAGCAATTCTGAAAATTCACTGAACTTACATGCCGTGTAACTACCTTTGCAGGTATTTATGAGTTTTGTGTATAAAAATTTAGTAAGGAAAATTAAATAATAATGAACTATTTAACCCCAACAGGAATGGTTCCAACTTATTCAAATATTCAAAATCAAAATCATGGTGTGCAAACAATGACCTCTCCGATTGCACAACCTCAAAAATTTATAAACAAGGAAGATGTTACTGCTTGGACAAACACCAAAAGAGAACAATTTGAAATAGAAAAGCAAGAAGCTGACCATTTTTTTGTTGCGTTAAGAAAAGTTATTGGAAAAGTTCAAGAACAATATGAACTCTCTGATAAAAATACCCGTATTGAAGCTTGGAATAAAACTAGAGATGTTTTATCAGACAAGTGGGATTACTTCTTTAGCAAGGGATATAAAAATGACACTCAAGAAAACGATTGCTTTTATAATAAAAAATTAAGTAGAAATGCCGCATTAATCAGCCGTGACGTCTACAATGACGAGCAAAAAGAAATTAATGGGTACAAACCTGTCGACAAACTTGAAGACCCCGAAACAGGACTTAGAGTAGTCACATATCAAAAGAAAAATGACATTATCGTAGCTTATTGCGGAACAAATGACGATAAAGATTTCGTTAGTGATGCACAAATGGCAATGAACGAAGTGCCAGAACAATACAAAAAAGCAAACCAATATTATCTAGATACTGTAGCAAAATATCCAAATGCAAGCGTCGTCTTAACAGGTCACTCTTTGGGTGGTTCTCTTGCACAACTTGTTGCGAGCAGACATAAAGAAACAAGTGCCGTAACCTTTAACGCATTTGGCATAAAAAGTATTATAAAAAATCCTGAAACAAAAACAAAAGATTATTTTCAAGATAACAAAAATTCATTTAACTACATAATTGATGGAGACCCTGTTTCAAATTCAACACAACATGTAGGGGTTACAACCCACTTGAAAAAAACAGCCATGAATAACCATTCCATCGCTAATTACATAAACCTTTGGGCGTAATTATTTGATATATTGGGACAATTTTCTTTTAATCATAACTAACTCCTCTCGAGTTAGGTATTTTGCTATGCGAGAAAATTCATACATAACATCTTCATCAGAATACATACCACATTCAACATTTCTTATCCAATCATTAACTTCTTTTGTAATCATGCCTGCCTCTTAAAATCCGACTATACCGAAATTATAACATAATTTTATAAAATACATTTAGAATTGTAAACCTTATGTATTGACTTTGGTATCTAATTATGCTAGTATTCATTACTAGAAGAATAAGTTTTTATTACGATCTTCGATTGGAATTAAGATATTTAGAAAAAATCTCATTTACCCCAAATACTTTTGAATAACCACTACTCAGATTCAATCACAGAGTTCTAGAATATTGAACCTTGTGATTTTTATTTTTAAAATTTAACGTAAATAGGCGCATGAGCTTTCGCTCATGCGCCTTATGAGATGTTTTTCTTAAATCGCCCATCTAAATCCGAATTGTAGAGCAATACCATTTCTGCCACCGTTACGTAACATCGCTTGACCGAATCCTGTAAATCTGTCGCCAATTCGTTTTTGCAAGCCAATACCGTATTGAAAATATGGGTCAACACTCATATTTGGAAGGCTTACATCATTTGCTTTAAATCTTGCTCTATCCATAACATTCCATACCATTTGCAAGCCGATATATGGTTGCCAACCGTTTTTCAAATTACCGATAAATTTCAATCCTGGAGCAATTTGAATTGCGTGTAACGGGTCTGAACTAATTCTTACACCCGCAGCATTTGTGTAATCAAATGTGTTTACAAAAGTGTATGACATCAAGAAACTTGGTTGTACAATGAATTTTCCATTTGCTAGCTCCCAATTGTAGCCTGTTTTGCTTGCAATACCTGTTGCTAACATTGTAAAGTCCTCATTTCCGTACATTGAGCTTGCTTCACCAACATTAGCACCTACGTTTGCCGTTAAGCCTGTAAAGAAATTATCCTTGTACCACGTTGAACTAGCGCCAAGACTTCCACCATTTTGGTAAATACTTACGCCGTTATAATATTGATTTGAGCCGTTATATCCGCCATAGAAAGAATATTGCATATCCCAACCATGTTTAAGCTCTAACAAATCGCTATCACCACCAAATAATGAACCATAGCCGATGTTTTTAACATTTGGACCATTTTTCAAACCAACATTTTCAAATGTTGCAAATGGTCTAAACCATAAGCCTTTTTGTTCTTCAGGAATTTGGTTAGGGCTAAAAGTAATAACTCCGCCTTCGCCAGTGCCTTGAGTTGATGCGTATTTATTCGCATATTTCATTGCAATACGTTGCGCCCTTGGCATAAGCATTAGCATATCCATATTTGCAAACGCTTGTTCATAAGTGTTCAATTGAGTTAAGTATGAACCTAATTGTGCGCCAACAGGACCTGTCAATACTGCTGGATTAAAAGCATCGCTTGCGTTTCCTCCGCCTCCGCCGTTACCTCTTTTAAATTCAAAATTTCCATTATTTGCATTGTAATTAACGTTATATTTGTAAATTGGCGAATATGCAACTTGGCTATCACCTGTGTATGCAACATTTGATTTTAAGTTACTATCTTCTGTAAAATTGATTGAAGTAAAATCGTTTATCGCATCTGACAAAAGATTCATGCCGGCAACGTTAAGTTTACCACCTGTGTATGAAGAATTATTTGCTGTTAATTTATCCATTGATTTGTTTGCTAAATCAACATCTACAAAGATATTTGAGTTTGATTTTAAAGCCAAACCGTACAATGGAATGTTGCTTGCAATACCGTTTCTAAGGTCTAAGTTACCACCATTAAATGTAATTGCGTTCATTCCGCCATTTGCTAAATATGAATCCTCAGAATATTTTAATGTACCGTTATTCAAAAGCCAAAATGCGTGAGAGTCTTTGTCGCCTCTTGTTAAAGTGGCATTTTCTAAATCAAGAGCAACCGTATTACTTGGAAGCATTCCATTATATACTCCATTAAAGTTTATGTCACTATTGCCTTCAAATCTAACGCCACTATTACTATTATTTGAATTATTCAAAATAATAGAATTATTAAGGTTTATTGCGTTTCCAGAACTGTTACGGATAACAAGTTGACCGTTAGCGCTTGCTTCAAGTGTAGTATCACTTAAATTAGCATTAGTTAAAACAAGATTCCCTGTACCCTCAATTACTATGCGAGAATTTAAAATAGTGTTATTGTTACCGTTGACAATAAATCGACCTTTTGAAAAATCATTCCAAGCCGTTTCTTGTCCAGTCATTTCGTAGAAATAATCATTTTCTTTATTTACATTTTTAACTTCATCTAGCGCACCTTGTAAGTCTTTTGTTCCGTATGAAATGTTACCTACTGAGTTATCATACGTAACAAAATTCACACCACTTGCAGAAGACGTAGTCTTAATCAATTTTAAATCACTGTCTAAAGAAGTTCTTTTGTATATATCAATGTTGTTATCATCATTAATTAATTTCCAACTTTGTAAAGTACCGTCTTTAATCTCTAATTCTTTTAGGCTGAAATTACCTTTTGCCGAAGAATCAGTAACATTTAGAGTAAGACCGTCTTTCATTTTTAGATTTAAGGTATCGTTCTCTGCTAAAACTAAATTATCAGGAGAAAATTTTTGTCCTGCAGGTATCGTGCTTTCTCTAAGGTTTAAAGTTGAACCATTTTCAAAGTTCACATTACCACCAGTAGTGAAAATTTTTGAGGTTTCTGAACCTGCAATTTGTAATTCACCACCATTTTTAACATAAGTTTTGCCTCTATAATTATCAAGACGAACCTGTGATTTTACCGCACCTAGAATATTTACAATACCACCATTTTCGCCATCATAATTTTTTATTTTTTGTGCATCATTAATTGTTCCGCCTGTAACATTGAATATTGAGTCCTCAGAGCTATCTCCTTGTTGGTAGATTAAACCTGCAATATCATCAATATTTGATGTTAATTTACCGTAATAAGGCGGTCTATCATGTCTATACTTATTAAAATTTATAACATCGTTATTAAGTTTTCCTTCATTTGTAATTATACCAGCATTCTTAATATCACCATTAAGAATTGCACCTAAATTATTTATAAATTCAGAATTTTGTTGAACATAAAATTTGGACCCTGAATCCATGCTTATAGTTCCATTGTTAACAAATTTTGTAGGTTTATAGGAACTTCCAATTATGGATTTAAGTGATAATGTTCCGAAATTATTAATATTTGCATTATTAAAAGCAAACGAATCTGCTACTCTAATATATCCATGATTATTTAGTGTAACAATAGGAGATTTTGTACCATTAGTACTACCTAAAAAGATTGATTTCGTAATCAATGTAAAATTTTCTCTAATATTTGTTGTTCCAGATTGTAAATGAACTCTACCATCTGAACGAATAACACCTTCTATAAAATCATTATATCCAGAAAATTTAATGAGTGATGAGGAAGAACCTTGTGCATAAGTATTATTTAACACAACTGAAGTAAGATTAATAGTTCCTTCGTTATCAAAAAGAGTATAACTATTTTTTAATGTAACATTATTGAAACTTAATGTTTGATCATTAGCTACGTTTACACCATTATTAAAGTTTAAATCTAAAGTATGACCATTTCCGTAAATTGTTACATCTCTACCATTTCCAGTAAGAGTGCCTAAATCCTCTGTTAAAGTCATATCTTCTGTAATTGCAACATCATTACCTAACAAGGAATATTCGTCTTGAATATATCTTGGCAAGTTGGTAATATTGCTTGCTTTTGAAACTTTATAAGCACCTCTTTCTGATATATCAGTTTTTGGTTTAAAAAGGTAAGTTACATTATCTTTTACAGCAGAAATAACGTCAGTTGAAACATTAATAACAGTTCTACCCAAACCATTTAAAAATTCGGTATCTGTTGCATCTCCATCGACAAGAATATTAATTGCATCAACAATAATACTCGGAGTACTTGCACCAACTGCACTATCACTTACGACAATCAAGTCCATTTTTCCTGTTTGTGCGTTATAATCTAATTTCAAATGTAAAGGTGCATCTTCTGAACCTGAAAATCTGCTCATTGTTAGATTGTCAACATTATCATTTTGCATATCTAATGTCGCTTCACCGCCTACAGACAATCTAAAGTCTTTTGAGTTTGCTGGAGTTACACCCAATTTCAAAGTACCATTTTTATAAGCAGATTTTGCACCCAACGAAATCGTTCCGTTTGAACTTGCAAAATCAACATTTTTATTCAAAATAACAGTACCGTTCAAATCAGTACCCGCCTTATACGAGTTATTAATAACCAAATTACCATCAAAATTGTTATCAATACTAATTGCATCATCAAGAGTTATTGTTTTGCCGTCATAAGCGTTCAAATATACATTACTATTAGATTTGATACCGTAAGTTGTATTGTTTTTGAAGTTTACATCACTATTTTTAGCATTAATAACTAAACCGTTATAGCCCTCATTATTAATTGCCATTCCTTTATTATTAACAAAAGACACATCAGTCAATTCAATACGGGGATTTGCTCCTTTTATAATTCCGTTTTCTGTATTAAAACCAGTGAATGTCGCTTTTATAATCTCAAGTTTTGTTTCAGATGCACCAGCCCCTAAAAAAACTAATGGCGATTCATCTGAATATGAACCACCATTTATTTTATAATTTCCAAAATCTAATTTTAAAACTTTTTGCAAAAAGCCAATCGACGAACCATCTGTCGTAATGTCATTAATAATATTTACCGTAGCACCTTCCGAAGCATTGTCCGCCGCATCATTTAAATCACTCCACATCGAAACGCTTGCCCATGCTGGCATTTGCAACATCATTACACATATAATAATCCCTAGTATAGAATAAAATCTTTTTTTCAT